CACCTTGTGAACATGAACGTAAATCACCAAACCACTTCTTCAAGAAAGGGATCATACCTGTGTGTTGAATTTCGCCGCCACGGATAGGAGCACCTAGTGAGCGAAGGCGTCCAATCTCCAAGCCAATGCCAGCACGTTTGCTAGCATACTTGGCCATCATTTCTCCTGATGCGAAAATACTGTCCAGATCATCATCTGAGCGAATAAGCACACAACTACTAAACTGTTTAGTGGGTGTGCCAAGACCTGCAAGAACAGGCGTTGCCAATGTGAATAGTCCGTCACTTGCTGCATTATAGTATTCCTTGATAAAGCGCATGCGGGCGCTGTTTGGTTCTTCTTTGTGGAACACAGTTGCGGCGGCAACCATGTATCGCACCTGTGGTGTCTCGTATGTTTGTTTAGTTGAACGGTTCTTGACAAGATACTTTTCGATCAATTGCTCAATAGCTGCATAACTGTATTGCTCATCCTTGGCATGGTCCAGCATGTCGTTCATGCGATTCCAGTCTGCTTCGTCATACCATTCTAACAGTTCAGGAGTATACAGGCCGGTGGCTACGTTTGTCTTTACAATCTCATACAAGTGAGGAGGTTGATAATCACCGTATACATCTTTGCGTAACATGCTTAGACGTTGTTTACCTGCTACGTACTGATAGTTTGTATGTCCTACATCTGGATTTGATTCTACGTCGATCAAGTCTACAATAGCTCGCAGTGTAATCCCGTCGATTTCCTGTGTAGTAATCCCGTCATAAAAATGCAACTGTGCCTTGATCTCAATCATACTCTGACTAACATCGGCGATTCCTTGGCACACCTTGGCAACTTGATTCTGCCATTTATCGATATTCAAAGGCTCTTTGCGGCCACTTCGTTTTACTACTGTAATTTGCGTCATTCTGTACTCGTTATAAATTATATTTGCTTCGTAGCTGACTTTGGGTCAACATTCGATTTGGGCGATAGTCTAGGTTGTTATTTACAATAGTCTCTGGTTCCCAATTCAGTATATATTTAGATTTGCAGACCTGTACTAAATTGTAGGCCTCATCAGTTAAAACCAGCACTGCATCGTCTAAATCTTCACGATTCAACAATGTTATAGTATACACTATTCCTAGTCCTCTTGCAACATCACAGTACAGATTATCACTTAAAAGTTCCCAGGGATCAGGCCATTCAGTCTGATCGTCCCAGTGTAAATGGTATGCACGCCAGGGAGAAGTAAACCACCATTGATTTATTAATCCGAGTGCTTGCTCAATCGGCAATGTCTCGGCAGTTTGTCTCAGTGAATTCCAGGCGCTGAGACGATCAGAAAAGTTAGTTGACCAAATCAAATTGCAAAGTAGTTGACGCTGTAGGTCAATTCACCGTCTTGACCAGTGTTTGTAGAAGTATAGTATGCAGTAATAGTATCGCCAGATTGTGAATATACAAAAGACACGCCCGGGTTACCATTTTGAACACCTTCGGCATCGGTGCTGAAAGTACCATCGCCGGTGGCAGCAAAAATAGTGGTTGAATTTTTGTAAATGCCGCCTCTTATTAATTTTGTTCTTACTGTAAACTCTTGACTGTCTAGTGTCGACAAAGTAAATGCTACCTGGTTAACACTGTTATTAACAATAGTAACCTTGTTGCTACTAGTTGTAGTATAAGATCCTAGTGCCAGTTGCTTGCCGTTTGTAAAACTAATACTTGCTGTGCCATTGAGATTGATACGGCGATAAACATTGCTGTAATCATCACCACGCTCAAACATATCAGCAACACTGATATTATTTGCATCTCCGATGTCAATAATTGTTGATGCAGGGTTAGTTACTCCGTTAAAGTGATTCCCAACATCGTAGAAAATATTGTAACCAGTACTATTCAAACTTACTGTACCAATCTTTATACCTTGGTTATAGATATTATCAAACAAGTTATGGAGAATTCTAAACCCAGTAGGTCCACCGTTGATTGGTGTAACATCGCCTAGTACCACACCCTGGTACAATGTGTCAAACTTGCTGTTTGAAACAGTAATACCTTGTACTCGATAATCAGTGTTAATTCCATATGTGGTGCCAAAAAATACACAACGGTCAAACGTAACAGTCTTACTAACTAACGCCAATGTACTTGAAAATCTTACGCCAGCAGTATTGTTAGCGTTTGTTGTTAAATCAGTTGTGGTTAAAGGTCCGACAAAATTTACGTTAGTAAAACTGCAATCAGTTGCATCTTCAACTAGGAACACATCCACGTCAGGATCCACACTTTCGAATCCTAGATTTGAAATAGTTACATATTGAGGGGTAAGCGCTCCGTTGTTACCGATGTTGTTGCCTGTTTGTTGCAAACTGTCACCAGTTCTTGCAACATACGCTCTTAATGCACTGTCGTCGCCTGACGTTAGCATAATCACAGAATTATCAGCGCCTTCGCCATACAATGTAGCAAAAGGTGGAATGATGATTGTTTCGTTAACTAAGTAAACTCCAGCAGGGAAGAATAAACTTCTGCGAATCTGAGGATTAACTTCTCTACAGTACAGTTGATACAACGCACGATTAATTGCCGCAGTATCGTCAGTGACACCGTCGCCAACTGCGCCAAAATCTTTAACAGTTGCAAACTGGTCCAGCCAGTTTTGCATGCTTTGGCTTACTGGCGTACCTGGGCTTGGACCAGTTTGTACAGTATATCCAGCAGCTTGGCCTTTGTAGGTATAGGTGGTTTGAAAACTAAGAATATCAGAAAATTCAGTTAAAATTTCTGTGTTTCCAATAATTGGGGCACCTTCTTGAAGTGTGCCGTTACCGATAAACAACCTACGCTGATCGATGCTCCACCCTAGTTCAGCACCAGCTAGTTGCGGTAAGTTTTCTTGTAAACCTTTACGGTTTGTAATTCTTGATATTTGTACAATTGCCACTGTGATATTCCTTGGGTTCTATCACATATTTATCTAGTCAAGTAGTAGAGCTCCACACGTTTCATCCACTCATCCGTCCAATATGCAAAATCAGCGCCCTCAATAACAAACTCTAAATATTGGGGTTTATCATATGTACCATCTGCTAACAACTTGGGCTGCACAGCCATTAAAATAACGCCGGTATTGATGTCTGTACCGTGAGTATCGTTGTGTGCTGCTGCATACGCAGCTAATTGAATAAAGTAGTCGCTAATGTACTCTTTCTTTTTGACTTTGTTACTTTGTTTAAAGTCCATGATTGCAGGCTTGCCCTTCCACAACCCTAAACAATCTGTAGTACCAGCATATAATCCACTATAGTACACAGGAACTTCTGTGCCCCAGTATTCATCAACGTGGCACAGCCCTTGCAGAATAACTTCTGCTGCCATAAACCACGACGGCTGTGCAAATGGATTGCTAGGTAGCTCTTTGAGATCACTAGTTAAAACATACTGCTCCAAATATGCATGCATACGTGTTCCGCGATTGGCAGCTTCTGTAGTAATTTCCTGGGCACGTTTTTCGCCAACAGCTTTTCTCCAGTTAGCAAGTGCTTCGCGAGCCTCTGCTGGTTTTGTTTTGTCTAGAATTGTAGTAACAGATGGAACTTTAGATCCATCAGGCAAACAGTAATGTCGTTTGCCGTCAATAGTTTCTCTATTAAGGGGAGAATAATCAAATTTTTGTACTATCATTAATTAATATCGTGTTGTTTAGCGTAGGTTAAGGGATTTAGATTTGCCCACATGCGGCGTTGAATATCTGTCATTTGATCTAGTAGATCTTTTTGTTCACGAATAAAGTCTGCGGTATAATTCAATGGAGTCGCTGGCGGCAAATCAACTCGACTAGTAACTTCCGAGCCGTCACGTTCTACCATACGCAAGCCGTGTTTACGTGCTAGATGCTGTATCTTGGCATTCTGTGTAATGCAATGCATAAACACTGAGTGAACACCGCGTGTTGTTCCCCAGTCAATCATAAAGTTCATAATCTTGTCAGCAACGCCTTTGCCTTGATGTGAACCTTCTACACTTACTGCTAATTCCCAATTATCACCTTCGCGAGCTAAATGGCCAAACCCTAGGATTTTGTCGTCTAGTGTAGCTGTAAACAAATGATGATCGTCAAAGTGATATAGCATCGACAGAATAAACTGATCAATAGCATCGTCTTTGATGTTGTAACAGAAGCGTGTGTATCGGTCGGCTTCAGACAAGCCTTTAAGATGTTGGGCATAATCTGCTAGTGCAGAAATGTCAGCGTGTTGTATTTTCATACTCTAAAACTCTCACCGCAACCGCAACGGTCGCGTTCATTGGGATTGTTAAATTGAAAACCTTCGTTAAGGCCTTGGCGCACATAGTCAACTGTCATATTGTTAAGGTACACACAACTCTTGGGATCAACAAATACCTTGCAGCCAGCACAATCAAAACATTGGTCCCCTTCTTGTTCTCTATCTACATATTCTAACACATAAGCAAGTCCAGAGCAACCTGTAGTTTTTACACCCAATCTTATGCCTAAACCGTGTCCTCGACGATCTAATGTTTGTTGTATTTTTCTTGCGGCGGTATCAGTTAGAGAGATCATGCTTTTTGCGATAATCTTCTACTGCGGCCTTGATAGCATCTTCGGCTAAAATGCTACAATGGATCTTAACAGGCGGTAATGCTAGTTCTTCAGCAATTTCACTATTCTTTATGCTGCCTGCCTGCGTAAGGGTCATGCCTTTGACCATTTCGGTAATCAAGGAACTGCTGGCAATTGCACTGCCACAGCCATAAGTTTTGAATCTAGCATCGGTGATGATACCTTCGTGTACTTTAATTTGTAACTGCATTACGTCTCCGCATGCAGGCGCACCTACCATACCAGTGCCAACATCTGAATCGTTTTTATCAAACTTTCCGACGTTGCGTGGATTCTCATAATGATCAACTACTTGTTCTGAATATGCCATGCTTTACCCTTGTATTAATACCCAACGATAACAATTGCAGTTAGCGTCTAAAATTTGCTCATAGTGGTAACCGTACGGAGCCGGAGGCAGTGACGGTTGTTGATACACCACTGGTGGCGGTGGTGGCGTAGCTTGTCGTGTTGCACCATACACAATAGCACCGCCGATTAGTGCAGGAGCGACCCATCCCCAATGATTGTTGTTATAATGATTGTTGTGACGATGCCCGTGATGACGATGTTGTGCCGATGCACTAAATGTCAAAATTGATAACAGGATTGTAATTACGTATTTCATAGTCGTCTCCTTATTGGATTATACTATACTTAACGCCAGCAGTCAAGTGTTAGTTGACTGTTTTGGTTATTTCATGCCGCGCTTCATGGCAGCTTTGGCGTTTTGGTCCACAATATCAGCAGCATTGTCGGTACTCATTTCAGAATCGGATTCTGTATTGCCTTTGAATCGAATAACAGATGAATTCGGTTCCAATGGTTCTAGTACACTTTGTAACGGACCTTGATTCATAATCTCTTGAAGATTATTTTCAGTTACATTTACACCTAGGCTTTGAGCTAGATCAATGAATGCTTGTTTACTAATCTCCTTGCGAGCGCTAGTGTCGTCTGCACGACCGACTAAAAAGTCTGCTAGCGCTGCAAGTTTTTGATTATTGCCGCGGTTCTCTTGAACTTCACGAATTAACATTATCTACGTCCGCGACCTAATGCAGCACCGCCAAGTTGTTGTGGCTCTTCAAGATCATCGGCAGCAGCACCAGCTTCTAAGTCAGCAGCGCCAAGGTCATCGGCACCAGCTTCTAAGTCAGCGCCAGCAGCGCCAAGATCAGCAGCAGCACCAGCAGCGCCAATGCCCATATCAGCAGCCGGAGCACCTTGGCCAGTTAATACGCCAAGTGCAGCTTCCAATTGTTGCTTGGATGCTTGTAGATTTTGTACTAGGCCGCCCAATGCTGCGCTTGCATCATTGTTAAATTGTGCGCCTTGTTGTTGTCCAACTTCATTGTTGATTTGATCAACTAGTGCTGGCAAGTCTTTGAACTGCAATGCAGTAACTTGTTCCAACATCTTTTGCACTTGGTCAACCATGTCTTTACTTGCTAATACAACTTGAGCTTGGTTAACTTCACTAGCTTCACGAATTCTGCGACGGCTTTCGCCCATTGCCAACGGACTGTTAAGTTGAGATTGCAACTCACGAATTTCTTCTTGCTTGGCCTTGATCATGTCTTGTAGTTGACGTTTCTTTTGCTGTTGCTGAGCAGCAGCCAACGCTTTTTGTTGCGGGTCAGCAGCGTTAGGTGCCATACCAGGAGCCATACCAGGCATCATTGCTTCTTCACGTAGTTTAGAAGATAGCCCTTGTTCTAGCATTACTAGCTTTAAGTAAGCAGGGTTTTGTTCACTACGGTGGAAAGCTGGGTTTTGTTTGTGTTCATTAATAAGACCACGTACACGTTGCAACATGTTGCGAACTTGTGGGCGTGATAGAACGTCAAAATTAATATTTTGACCAAAATAGCTCTCAAACACCTTAGCGGTTTGTTTTGTTTGCTGTGGCAGAGCCAAATCTTTTAGTTTCATTTTCGAATCCTTTTTGCTGTAGATATTTAGCC